GAGATTTTCATCTTAAATGTGCTTCACCGGCCTCTGGTTCCGGTACCGGTCATATCGCCGCCGGCGCATTTGGCCACGCGAGCAATACTATAATTGCATCTCAGTCTCATGATCTTGACGGTGTCGTTTTCGATGGACGAGATTCTCTTGGCCCATACAGAAACATGGGGTGTTATGATACTGGCGGACCTAACCAAAGGCTGCGATTTGTAGATAGTTCTTTAACTTATGTTCCTGGCGTTACCTTAACTCTTCGATGTTTAGTGGCAAGGGTAGGCATTTCTCATACGATTATAGGCGTTGCTGGCACTAATATCGACAAGTTTATTGGGGTAGAAGCGGCTAGTATTGGAAAATCAATAGGTGTAGAATAAATTTAACAATATGATGGTTTGTTGATAGAATAATAAGATTACACCAAAGAAAGATTTAAATACTATAGCCGAGCTAGAAAGAGCTATTGCACAAAAATATGGTGAGGAAACAGTACAACATCCTCGCTCCAACTGGGACGACGAAAAAGAAAAAGAGTATTTAGAACAACTTAAGAGCTTGTACAAGAAAGAAAACAAGAAAAAAGAAAAGGTTGAAAAGGTTGAAAAAGATGGTTTTTTAATTAATAAAAAACTACTTAACAAAGAGAGCAGAAGAAAATGTCCTATTTGTGAAATCTATTCATTCGACATCAAAGATAATATGTACATGGCTAAATTTTCTTCTTGCTATCAGTGCTATATAGAATTTATAGAAGGAAGAGAAGAACGCTGGAAAACTGGCTGGAGACCAAATAAAGATGAAGTTGACAAAAGAAGACTTGATAAAAATAATTAAAGAAGAACTTGACACCTTGCTTGAATTCGCTAGCCCTCGTAAGATTGACAGGGAAACTGATCCGTTCGAGACAGGTGGACCAGGCGGGCGGGGCATATATAGGCGCATTCCCAAACCATACACGCTTCCAAGCGACGCGGAAAAGGAAGCGGCGCTAGAAAAAGCTCGCGCCGAGGATTCCGGCACTGGGAGCAGGTTTGACTGGAGAAGCCCGAAGACATGGACCTCTATGTTTGGCCTTGAAGAAACCGTCGAAGAAGTGGTTGGTGAGCTGCTCGAATCCGAGGCCTCTGCCAAAAAGCCTAAAGGCGCACCAGGCAGCGAGTTTGCAAAATATCCTTTGGAAGAAGGAGAAGAAGAAGCAGAAAAAGCGCATCCAGGCTTAGAAAAGTCTGCGAAAAAGAAATTTCCCAAAGATGAAGAGCGCCAAGATCGCTATGTTTATGGCGCAAAAAGAAAAATGGGGTGGAAACCCAAAAGAGAAAGGAATTAATAGTGAGCCACAAACTATTTATTAAACAATACTTTGCAGGAGAATAACAATGGCAACAGTTTATGATGTATTAAAAGGGATTCAGCAAGCCGCCGCAAATGCATATGATGGCGCCCATGACGAGAGAATTGTGGATGACGGTGTACCAAAGAAAGCCGGCCTAAAGCGAGAAGAGGGCGACTTAAATATTGAGGCCCGAGTTATGGATGGATTTAATGTCAGCTTTCATGGTAATTATTTGGTAGTAAAATATCATGGAGAAACAAAATTAAAAGATACCCATGACAAAAAGTTTGAGGATGATGTTGCTTCGAATATTAATGATGTTGTAAAGTATCTTAAAAAAGAATATAAGAGGCTTACTAAAAATGGACTCACTTTGACGAAGAAAGGGCCCCCAGAAATACTGGTACAATACATAAGTCGCGTTAGGACCATAGTGCAGGCCTCCCAGATATATAAAATTGGTAATATTAATGGTGTAGAATCTGTTAATCAGGGAAGTGATAAAGATAGACTAGACAAAGCTATCAGAAAATGGCTTGATCTTGGCAAGAGCGCTCCAAAGCCTTCTAACGTAACAAGAAAAAAGGAACAATAAGAAAATTGAATGGATTATCATCTTACAAAACAAGAGATCACAAAAGAGATTATAAAGTGTGGTAAAAATCCAGCTTATTTTATAGACAGTTACGCAAAAATTTCTCACCCGATGCACGGGCTAATTCCTTTTAAGTTATACGATTATCAAGAACAACTCGTAAATGAATTTAATGATTATAGATTCAGCGTTATACTAAAAGCGAGACAGCTTGGAATATCAACAATAACTGCTGCCTATATTACGTGGCTGATGATGTTCCATCGTGACAAAAATGTTCTTGTTATGGCAACAAAGTTTTCAACTGCAGGAAATCTTGTTAAAAAAGTCAAAGCGATAGTTAAAAATTTGCCGCCATGGATCAAAATAGCTAATGTGTCAGTCGATAATAGAACAAGTTTTGAGCTAACTAACGGATCACAAATTAAAGCCAGTTCTACTTCTCCTGATGCTGGACGTTCAGAAGCGTTATCTTTGTTGGTCGTTGATGAAGCTGCGCATGTTGAAGGGTTGACGGAGCTTTGGACAGGCTTGTACCCAACTCTTTCGACAGGTGGCCGATGCATCGCTCTTTCAACACCCAATGGAGTTGGAAACTGGTTTCACAAGATTTATGTAGAAGCGGAACAAGGCATAAATGACTTTCACGCGACAAAATTACTATGGGACGTGCACCCTGATCGCGACGAAGAATGGTACGAAAAAGAAACAAAAAACATGTCGAGAAGACAAATCGCTCAAGAACTTGAATGTAATTTCAACACTTCTGGGGAAACGGTTATACACCCAGATGATATAGCGAAAATTGAAGAGGGTATTTGCAGTCCAAAATACAGGGTAGGGTTTGATAGGAACTTTTGGATTTGGGAAAACTATGATCCCGAACACACTTATTTGTTAGCAGCTGATGTAGCAAGGGGCGACGGCCAAGACAATTCCGTTTTTCATATAATTGATCTGGACAACATGGAAATCGTTGGAGAATATCAAGGCAAAGTAACACCAGACATTTTTTCTAATTTGGTATTTGATGCTGGCAAACAATACGGAAATTGTATGATTGTTGTCGAGAATAACACAATAGGGTTTGCTGTTTTAGACAAGCTGAAAGAGCTGGAGTATCCAAATATTTATTATTCTATAAAATCTACGCATGAATATGTAGAACAACTGGTAGCTGAAACTCATCATTCTTCAGTAGCAGGGTTCACAACATCCCTTAAGACTAGACCTATTATTATTGCAAAAATGGAAGAATTTGTTCGCAACAGATTAATTACAATACGATCTGCTAGATTATATAATGAGTTCAAGACTTTTATCTGGGATAAAGGGAGACCTCAGGCTATGAGAGGATATAACGATGATCTAACTATGGCTTTTGCAATCGCATGCTGGGTAAAAGATACTGTTTACGCAGAAAAAGATCGTGAAACAAAATATAAGGAAGCGATGTTAAACTCAATAATGAAATCAGAATCGACTTTTAATACTACAATTTCTGGTATGAAAGGATATAAGGCAACAAACGCTCCTAGTCCTGAGAAAGAAGAAGAAATGAAAAAATATATGTGGTTATATAAAGGTTAATATTTATGGCAAAAAATACAAAAAATACAAGAAATCCGGATACTCCCTTATTTAAACAATTAACAAAGTTATTTTCCGGTCCTCTTGTAAACTATCGAAAGCAAATCCCTAGGAGAAATAAGCGTAGGCAATTAGATAAGTTTGCTAGCAAATTTACATCTGCTAGTGGAAAACAATTTAAAAAAACATCGTATGACACATTCGAAAATTTAACTTCAAACATTCTTTCTAATCAAAATCGAGTTGAAAGATACGCTGATTTTGAGCAAATGGAATATGAACCGATCATTGCTTCTTCTTTGGATATATACGCAGATGAGATGTCAACGTCATCAGAGTTGCAACCACTTTTAACAATTAAATGTCCAAACGAAGAAATTAAGTTGCTTCTCTCTGATCTTTATCACAAGGTCTTGAATCTCGAGCATAATTTATTTGGCTGGTGTCGTACAATGTGTAAGTTTGGTGACTTTTTCTTGTATCTAGATTTGGATGAAGAAAAAGGAATTCAAAATGCGATAGGTATACCAACTTCAGAAATAGAAAGACTCGAGGGAGAAGATAAAACAAATCCAAACTATGTTCAATATCAATGGAATTCAGGTGGGTTAACTTTCGAAAATTGGCAGATGGCACACTTTAGAATCTTAGGAAATGACAAATATGCGCCATATGGCACTAGCGTTCTTGAAGCTTGTAGGAGAATTTGGAGACAGTTAACACTTCTTGAAGATGCAGTGATGGCTTATCGTATTGTTCGCTCACCTGAACGCCGTGTATTCTATGTTGACGTTGGCGGTGTCAACCCAGAAGACGTCGAGCAATATATGCAAAAAGTCATGACACAGATGAAGCGCAATCAGGTTGTTGATTCAAACACTGGCCGTGTTGATTTACGCTACAATCCTCTAAGCATTGAGGAGGATTATTTTGTCCCTGTTCGAGGAGGAACACAGTTTACCAAAATTGAGTCACTAGCCGGCGGAGCATATACTGGGGATATCGATGATATTAAATATCTAAAAAATAAACTATTTGCAGCTCTTAAGGTTCCACAAGCTTATCTTTTCCAGGGCGAAGGTGCCGATACGGAAGATAAAACAACTCTTGCACAAAAAGACATCCGTTTTGCAAGAACGATTCAAAGATTGCAAAGATCATTGATTGCAGAACTTGAAAAAATAGGCGTTATTCATTTGTATACGATAGGTTATCGCGGAAAAGACCTCATTTCATTTAAACTTTCGTTAAGCAATCCATCTAAAAT